GCCCGCCACTCCGGAGGAGAGCGTCACACCGTCTAGGGCCACACTCGCCACCGCCGTCACCGGCAGCTGCGGCAGCTGCAGCCAGCTGTCGGTGGTGCCAGTGATGGTGATCTCCTCATCCGCCACGGCCAGGATCCGCTGCGGCGGCCGACCGGTAGCGCTCTGGACGATGCTGGTGGCGATCTCCACCAGCAGGGCCGCCAGTGCTGGCTCCAGATCCGGCACCCCGAGTAGGGTCCCCAGGTCCGCGGGGGCAGCCAGGCGATCAGTCATGTGAGGCTGATCCCATACAGACTGGAGATCCACTCCAGGAGCCGGCTGATCTGGTCCGTAGTCAGCGCCCGGTCCCAGACGCAGATCCGCGCCAGGTCCATGCTGATCCAGCCGCCGCCAGCGATGTGGCCACCCAATCTGAGGCCCGCCAGTCCTGCCGTGGCACCAGTTCCGGTGGTGCCGGAGCGGTCAGAGGAGGTTCCCGGCAGGCGGTAGATCCCGCTGGATGCGCCGTTGAAAACCACGATCTGCGCACACCACGTATCCACCGGAGTGGTGTACTGGATGGCCGTGTCTGCGTCCCCGCCGCACGCCACGCTCATGATCGTAGAACTGGTGTACTGGGCCTTGGCGTAGACGCCGCTGGCTGATATGGAGCCGGTGAAAATCGTCTGCCAGTTGGCCAGCGTGCCCGTTGGCCGGAAAACCACCAGCACCGATTTTCCGCTAGCGGCGATGCCGCGAGTGGCAGTCCACAGCCCGGTATCCAGGGACTGGCTATTGCCGGATACGAATCTCAGACTCGCCCGCCCGGCGATGGACCCGTAGGCCAGGGTGGGCTGCTGCTCTGCTGTTGCCTGGACCAGGGGCGCCCGCTCCAGGCCCCAGGTGGGAGTCAGGGAGGCGACGGACGCCCCATCTGCCAGGGACGCTGTCAGGGTGTGCGGATCGTAGTCCGCCAATAGCCCCGGCACCCAGTGGGCGCCGAACGACTCGCGGGTAACCGCTGCGGGCGGTGCCGCGGTCAGCGCCTCCACCACGCGGTCAGCGGTGAGCTGGTGCCCGGCGGAGGTCTGATGCAGGTAATCAGCCGTTGACACTAGGCCGGATGCTTGGTTTTCCAGCTTGGAGCCAGGGAAGTCAGGCCCTATATCCAGGTAGCTGCACCAGGAGGAGTTATCCGCGGCGATCCTGGCCAGTGCCCCCGTGTACGCCTCCCAGGAGTATGCCGGGGTAAATCCGGTATCCAGCCGCCGGAAAGTGCCGATGAGCAGTATGGATGGCATCGGCGAGACAGTGGCCCTCAGCGAGGCCAGGGTGCTGCGGACGCTGGCCTCGAATGAGATCGGGCCCACTGAGGCCGAGTAATCGTTTGGGCCGATGAGCATCGTCACGAGCGCTGGCTGGAGAGTGGCTATCCGGTGCCACAGACTCTGGCCCGCAGCGGCCCAGGTGCTTGCAGTGGTGCCGCCCTTCCCGCTACACCAGGACCGGACGCCGGAGGCGCTGTCTCCAGTGTGGATGTATACGCCGCTAATCGCCACTGCACCGGTAGCGGTAATCAGGAGAGTGTGGCTGCCGGACGTCAGGACGCCGGAGGACCAGGTGCCATCGTGACGCTCGGCGGTGCCGGTGGTATCCGGGGTGATGGTGACCGGGGCTCCGCCATCCACGGTGATGGAAAAAGCTCCAGCTCCTGGGCCTTGGACGTATTGCAGAGTCCATCCGGTGCAGGTGTCCGTGCGGGATAGGGTCGCGGCGGCCGCAAGGCGGCGGGTAGCTAGGCCCAGGCCGCGGGTATCCGAGGTGATGGTGCCACTCTCTGTCCACCCCCCGGCTGAGGCCTCGACTGCGAGGCTGTGTCGCCCGCAGGTGAGACCGTCGCGGGCGGCTAGGAGGGCGGCCATCCGGTCCACAAATCGCTCCTGGAGCACGGTGGCGCCGGAGCCGTAGACGCTGCTGGAGCCTATGGAGACGATGTTGACCGGGCTCTGGCGCCGCGCCCCGTAGGCCGCCCGCCAGGCGGACAGGCCTACGTACCCGGCGCCAGATACTGGTCGAGTGATATGGATGCTCATCCGCCACTCCGCGTGCTGACCAGGATCCGCAGGGATGCCGTCTGCCCGGTCGCACACCGGGCGTACCAGGCGGATCCGGGTGCCAGGTCCTGGTCATCCAGGTAGGCACCCACCGCCAGGGGAAGCCCGTCGGCGGCGGTCACATCAGCCCCACCCAGGTAGGCCGTGGATGGACCGTCATTAAAGACGGTCATCACCCGGGCGGCCTGGTCCACGGCGGTGGTGAGCAGGGCCACTGCGGCGGCGTCGGTCACCGCCACCGGGCTGGGAGTGCTGATCATCTACCACCTCCGCGTTTGCCCTTGGTCACTGGCTCTGGTTCCGGGCGCTCCTGGATGTGCCCCAGGCTCAGCAGCCGCTGGATGTCCTCATCCGGGACATCGCCCGGCACCTCCGCGCCCCGGGGGATGTCCACCCAGGCCCGTCCGCCGGGTACGGCCGTGGGGACGGTCACGTATCCGGCGGTGACGATGTAGGTCATGGTCAGACCGCCAGGGCCAGGTTGGTCAGCTTGCCGTGGGCGGCCTGGTTTCCGTAGGCCAGGCCCACCTCTCCATAAATCTGCACCCTGTCCCGCGAGCCGGTCTTCGCCAGCGGCTCCGAGAAGAAGTGACCCTTTCCGGGGGTCTCCAGGTACACCGGCTTGCACTGCTCCAGACTTGCCACCACCAGTTGGTCAGATGGCATGTGCCGGTTAAGCATTAGGTTCAGCACGCCAAAATCCGTCTGGATCCGGTCGACCGTCACGCCACCGAGGTTTGCCTGGAGCTCCTTGGTCACGTACCCGGCGGCGGTGTAGGCCGCAGTAATCTGGCGCTTCTGGCTGCTGCCCACGATCAGGGTGGCAGTTCCGGACTCCATGATCCCGCCAGAGTCGTACACGCTCTGCATCAGCCGGTTGAGGATGGTGAGACTCAGCGCGGAGCGCTTGGCCACAGTCACCGTCCCATCGGCCGTGATGTTGACCGCAGTCCCGCCGTACGTGGTGGACACCGAGAAGGTGTTGGTGGACGAGCTGACCACGTAGTAGACGGTGGCGGTGGCCAACGGAGTGGCCGTACCGACCGAGCTAAAGACCACCTGGTCGCCGTTGGCCAGGCCGTGGGCGTTGGCGGTGATCAGGTCGGTGGCGGCTGCCGCCGAGGCTCCGGTGCCGTTAGGGACGGCAACTGAGGTGTCGATCGCGTTGGTCGTGATGGCGGCCAGTAGACCGCGAGTGCGCCTGCTGGTGGTGTTGTCGGTCGGGAGCTGGTACGCGCCCCGGAGGAAGCTGTACTCGACGTCCCTGACCATCTGTTTGAGCATCTGCTCCGTCTGCCATCCCAGCTCGTCACGCACCGGGTTGACCGCGTCATTGGCCAGTCCGGCCTTCTGCCCAACGGCAGCCTGCTTGGAGTAGCTGATCCCGATGGTGTCCTGGTGGATCTGGGTGACGTTGGTTACCTGAGCCCGGACCCGCCCCTGCTCGGTAGGCGCGTCAGCCCCCTCCAGGACGTCAGGTTGGGCGGCTGATCGGAGATCGAACGTCTCCCACTCGAATTTGGTGTCGGTCGTCTGGCCGCCGCCAGACAGCCCGCCAATCGCCGAGAAGAACGGAGTATCCGCCGGGGTGAGCTGGTGGAGCATTCCCGAATAGTTGGGCAGGTTGTATGTGGTGCCAAGTGCGGTGATACCGGCCACTGCCGGCTCCTCTCATCCAGTGGCGGTAGCCGCCAGTGTCAGATGGTCAACTTGCTGTTTTGAAGACGCAGCGCCTCGCGCCAGTCACCCTTGGCCTGGGCTGCCCGGATCTGGGCATCCACGTCCACCGGTCCGCCGTGTGCGCCCTGGGTCAGGTCTGGGCGCGGGCCCGCCGGCCCGGGTGTCGCCGGAGCTGCGGGGAACTGCTGGCGGAGCAGCGTGGCGTCCGCCAGCAGCTCCTCCTTTGTGGTGCCGCGCAGCCTCGATGCCTGGTCCGGTGTGAGCCCGGCCTCTGCGGCCACCTCGGCGCGATACCGAGCCGCGCGCTCCGTCGCCAGCTGGCTCTCATGCTTGGCCAGGCGCTCCTGTAGCGCCACTACGGGATCCTGCTGGGAGCCAGCAGGAGACCCCTCGACTGGAGCGGCCACCAGCTCCGCTATGCGCTGCAGCGGCATGAGGGCCTTGAGCTGGTCTTCCAGCCTTTTTCGTGCCTCACGCTCGGCGGCCAACGCTTTCTCCCCGGCCGGGCCGAGCGGACGATCGTCCGCAGCGGCGGCCGGAGCTGCTGGAGTGCCCGGTTGTGCAGGTGCCGGTTGCCCCTGAGGGCCGGTGGTGGGTGGTGCGGTCGGCCCTGTGGTGGGCGGTGCCGCAGCGGGTGCGGCTGGTGGCTGTGGTGCGGGCTGGGTCATCGCGACCTCTCAGCTCGTGGGCGGGTATCGCACCCGCTCAGACGATGTATCCGTACTGGTACAGCCGCCGGATGGCATCCTCTCGGGACGTCGCGTCCCGGATGATCTGCTCCGGCATTGGCCGTACCGTCTGGCCTGCGGAGCGCATCCGCATGCTGGCCAGGCCACGGCGGGTGGTGCCCTCCGTGGTGACCTGGGTGCCATCGGCCAGGGTGCTCATTCCCCGGCGGGCGTTGACCACGCTGGCGGGGGAGGCTCCGAGGCGGATGGCTTCTGTCGCATCCCGGGATAGGCCTGTTACCTGGCCGTCCAGGATTGCCCGGCGGGCGCTGTACTGCGGACCGTCTCCGGCGTCTCCCACCGGGATATGGACGCAGTCACACTTTGGATGCCGGAGGAAACCGGCATTGGTCGCGTAGTGCCTTCCGGCCAGGATGGCGCACCTGGCGCAGCTGGGCAGGGTGAGCTGCCGGTAGTACCCGGTGCAGTGCGGGTGGGTGGTCATCGCCACGGCCACGGCCTGGCGGGCGCTGTCCGCGATGGTGGTGCGGATGAGCATTGCCAGCTGGTCCATGGCCTGGTCCATGGCGGTCCCGGGCAGCAGTCCCTGCTGGATGCCGGTGAGTGCCCTGATCCGTGGCTGCTCCAGCATGGTGGTCAGTGATCGGCCGTCCGCTGCCGCGCCGGCCAGGGATGGCGGGTCAATGACTGCGGTGACCGGGCCGCCAACGGTGGCGACCAGGTACGGGTCTGCAAGTTGCACCACGGCCGTCTGGGCTGCGGTGACGTTTTCCACCACCTGTGGGATCCGTCGCTCCCAGCCGGTGGCGATGTCACTGCGGGGTACGGTCCGCCAGCGCTCCATGGCGTCCAGGGCCACGCGGGCGCCGGCGGCGGCTACCTCCGCCTGGTACTCCTCCGGAGTCACTGCACCGGAGGCTCAGGCTGCGGCTCCGGCGGAGGCTTGATTCCCAGCACGCGGGCCTGGTGCTCCTGGTCCTCAGCCTCCATCCGGGAAATCTGCGGATCCGTGTAGCCCAGGTCGAGGCGGGCCTGCCTGGTGGTGATGATGCCCTCCGAATGCAGCTTGACCACGGCGTCTGCCTTCTGCGCCACGGTCGGGGTGGAGGCATCCCGCCAAACCGTCTCCAGCCTGGTCATGGCCGGGTCCCAATCCCCAGATTGGATGCGGCGCACGATCCGCATGGCCCGCTCCCAGGAGGCGCCAAAGGTGCGCTGCCTGCGCTCGGCGCGCTTTACCAGGCGGGCCTCGCTCGCGCGGATCGCGTCTGCCGAGGCGGGGTTGTCCGTGGTGAGGCCAACCATTGCCGGGGGAAGGCCAGCCAGTGAGGCGACCAGGGCGGCCAGCAGCTTCACGGTGCGCTCGAAATTGCTGAGATCGGCCGGCTTGAACTCGAACTCCTTGACCCCGTTCGGATCTCCCGGGATCGCGAGCATCCTGCCCATGATGACCTGCAAGGGGCTCAGGGAATTCCCCTGCTCATCCTTGAAATCGTCCGGGCTGACGCCGAACATCCCGCGTAGGGGGAGAGCCACAAACTCCGCCGCGACCATCATGTCCGTGAGTATCTTGTTGGCGGCGTGCGCCAGGGGCAGTACTGGGTCCAGTTCGCTCCGGCCACGCTGGTCCGCCAGCCTGGAGCGGTTGGTGAGCGGCACCACGGGCACCACGCCCAGGCGGTGCTCGTCCCGGTCAATCACCTGGCCGTCCGCGTAGTAGACCGTCCGGTCCGGTAGATACAGGGTGGCGTAGTCGCTGCGCTCACGGGCCGGGTCCCAAGGGTGCTGGTACCACCGGCGGACCGCACCCAGCACCTGGCGGGTGCGGGGGTCCGTGACCGCGTGTACCTCCAGCGGACTCTCCAGCGTTACCACCGGGCTGGAGGGATCGTCTCCGCTACCCACGCAGATATACGAGCGGGTGAGCGCCAGGGCGTCGACATGCCCCAGGCTGCTCTCGTCATCCAGGTCGTTTCCCTGCCAGACGCGCCACAGGTCGTCGTCCCCGGACTCGGCGTTCGGAAGTCGGAAGCCTTCCACGTCCAGCCGTTCATCCAGGGCGTCTACTACCAACTGTGGCCAGGCTATGACTACCTGGGCCAGGCGCTCGCCCAGCTCCCTCTCGATCTCGGGCTGCATGTAGTGGATCTTGCTGCGGCCCTCGTACTCATCGTCCAGGGCCTGGATCCCGGCGCGGCAGTTGTCATGGCTCCGGCTCAGGTAGGCCAGCCATCCGGCGTCGTCATCAGCTGCGGGCAGCCACACGGCCATCACCTCCTTGATCCCATGACCACCACTCGGCGGCGGCCGGGCTTATCACTGGGCCAGAGATTCGCGGCCGTAACGTCCCCGGCCGCCTCGTGGCAGATGATGCTCACCACCGCCATATCGATCTTTTGTGATGGTGAGGCTTTCTTTAGCACGTACCTTTTGCCCGGTCGTGCGCTCTTGCGAGCGTTGGCTACATGCGCTGCCGTGGTCACGCATCCGTCATGCCGCCAGGGAGAGTCCGTCTTGACCACGTCTGTGACCAGGCGCTCAGCGGCGGCGTGCATCTGCGCTGCCCGGTAGGTCTCCCACCGGACCACCCGCTGGTCCCCGTACTGGGCGGCCCAGCCGTCTATCTCCGTCTCCCAGTAGGGCGGGTCCGCGTACATCCGGACCACCTGGTAGCGGGTCATCAGCTCATCCAGGGCGGCGGCTACCTCCAGGCGCGGGACCTGGCCGCCATGTTCGGCTGGATTCCAGACAGCCGCTGCGGAGTCCGGACCATACCGCGGAGTGAACTGGTAGCCAGCCCGCGTCTCTGCCCGGATGCCCGTCCAGTCATCCACGTCTGAGCCGTCCAGGCCCAGGACAACCGCGGTTCCGTCTGGCACTTCGCGCGGCTCCGCGCGGCCCTTCCATCGGTCCACGTCCAGCCAGCCACCGGATCCACTGTCCGGCAGATTGAGGTAGTAGCGGACCGCCTGACCGGGGTCCTTCTCGGCGATCTCGACCAGCTCGCCGTCGATCCGGTCGATGTCCACCCAGCCTTTTGGGGCCAGTGAGTTTCCGTACACCTGGCGGAGGGCCTTACGCCTCTCCGCTTTGTTCGCCAGGCTGGGCCTGGCCGATGGCTGCCGGTGGTCCCGGTACACATCCCTGACGGTCGCCTCGGCGGTGCGCTGGGCCACGCTCTGCTCGCTGGGGTCCCAGGCGTTGGTGGTCTCAATCGTCCTGCCGCCGGTACCGCTGAGGTTCCGCCTCTGGGTCTCGGCCAGCTTCCAGCCGCCATTGGACTCAGTCCAGCAGTGCGTCTCGTCCTGCACGGAAAAGGTGATCCGCTGGCCAAGTCGAGCACGACCGGACGCGGTGACCGGCTCGATCAACCCGCCACCGGGAAGATTGATCTGCGCCACGCCTGTGTCCAGGACCAGGTCCCCAAGTGGCCCCTGCTCGATCATGGGCCGCAACGCCCGGTAGACATTGTCTGTCTGGTCCTCGCTGGTGGCGGTGACCTGGATCCAGACGGATGACTCTGGCCAGGGGCGGCCTACCGGCTCCCCGTCCGCATCCCATCCGGCAAATCTGACGTCTCCCAGGGCTTCCGCGCAGATCAGGGCGCTGGATAGCGGGCCCTTTCCCCATTTTTGGGGCCTGACCAGCTGGCTCCGGCGGTACGCCCAGGCGCTCTGCCACCGGTCCTCCACGGCATCCGGACGGAGCCGGTAGTGCCACGCGAGGAAAGTCCACATCTCGTCCGTGAGTAGGTAAGGCTCGCCCAGGCGGTCGCCATCTGGGATGACGCACCAGGCCTCGATCCACTCGCCGATCGCCCAGCCAAGCGACGGAAACTCTCCGGGGTGCTCAGGCCCCCGCCACGGCACCGGGGTCCACCACGCGCAGGCGCTGCCTCGCAGTCACCGGGGCGGCCGCGGCCTGGCGCTCGGCGCGCTTGGCCTCCACCTCGTCCGCGCCCACCTCCCAGCGGAGGCGGAGCATCGCCATCGGAGTCAGGCCTAGGCGATCGGACCATTGCCGCGCCTCTTTGGCGTGGTCGAGTTCTCCCAGCTCGCCCAGAGTCTTGTGTCGGACATACTGGGCGACATCCCTGGTCCACCCGAGGCGCTCCCACTGGACGGCCTGAGGCAGGCGCCAGAGGTCTTTCCAGAGCGCGGCCTCAAGTTTGCGCTGCTCACGCAGCTGCGCCTCGGAAATCGCCAGGGCCTCATGGGCCTGGTCCAGCTTCCGCTCTATCACGCCGACCGGACGGCCCTCCGCGAGCGCCTCTCCGCGCTCCCAGGTCAGCCGCTCGACCTTGGTTGCGGCCAGATCCCTGCGCACCGTGAGGGCTACGTCTGGGATCAGCGGCCAGTTTGGTGCCCGTCTGCCGCCTCGCCCCTCAGCCGGGAGCCTGGTCGTCGCGACCGTGGCATTGCGGCGTCGGCGCTGGTCGGCAGACTTGGGCGGTGGGCCCATGCCTGCCATGTGGATCATCCTCTCGGGACGTCGCGTCCCGGTTGGTGGCAGTCACGTCGCGTGACCGCCGGCGTTACCGTGCGTCACAGGCTGGTGATCTTGGAAACCCCAGACCCGTACAGCCAGGGAGCCACC